TAATCTATTGCAGATACAGGTCTACCTGCCCATTCGTAATTAGGTTTTATTTTATTTTTATTAGAGTCTAGGGAAGTTTTAGACATGTCGGCAATACCAAAATCACCTTCATATCCAGTAAATAATTTTATAAATTCATTAACCATAACGATCCCCAATTATTATGGGCGGCTTCAGTCTCCCTATGACCGCCCACATTTCTCTTACGAGAAACTAATAATTTGATTTATCTTCCCCTGAAACTGTGGCAGCATTTTGCTGCGATTGTTTTAAAGAGTTGTGAAAATCACGGGCCATTTGATAAAGTCCAGCATTGTCAACTTTTCTCACCATGTCTATGTTATAGCCATGCCAATTAAAATTGCTTCCTGCGTTTTCAACAGATCTTAATCTGTATACTCTTGAAAACATAGGCGCTTGTACCTGTTTGCCAGTTTTTGGATCAGTCTCAAATTGGTCTTCCATTTGAGAATTCCATCCTCTACTAACTTTTAACTGAGTTGACTTCATAGTCATCAAAGCTTTTTCAGGTCTATCTCCGTTAATGATAACAAAATGATTTGCTGTTTTGATAATCTCGTTACCATTTTTCAACACATCTTTGTTGTTATTTTTGTTTTGAGTTGTTTCTGCCATAACGCCTGGACCCCTATCATTGCTGATTGGTCTACCTTCGCTTCTTTCAAAAGGTGCCCACTCAGGGTAAGTCATTTTGTAGAACACAGGAATAACTTCTATTCCCTTCTCCCCATCATACAGTTTTTTTGTAACTGTATTATAAAACATACCAGCTTCTGCCCCTTCGACATACTTGGCATGTTTTTTCTTAGTTTCATCTGACATACTTTGCAGTAATTTCAGAAAAGGTAAAGCAAGATCACCCTTGTCAATGTTTTCAAGACCCATTCCTGAGTCTGCAACAAAGTCCAAAGTTGCTAATGCACCACCTTGTTTGTTTGCGACGTCTCTTGTTTCTTCGCTCATGTTATTTGCTCCTTGTTATTTTTGTTTTGTTTCCCTTAAACAGATTAAAATGTTCAGAAGGCAGTTCTTGTTTATTTTCAGAACGCTCTCTAAACAATGCTTTAAGAGTCATGGGTTCGACTTTCAACTTTTGAGTTGGTTCAAACCCACGCTCTTTTGCAAGGTCTGCGTAATCGCTCGCCTTGTTATCTTCGCCACGACCAAAGGAAACTGTAATCTCATTTTTAATAAGATCACCTAAGTCGTTTTCTCGAAGCCAGTTATATGCACCTTCCTTCTTATTAACAGGAATAGTAGCACTATATATCTCTTTAATTTCAATTGCAGATCCATCAGCTAATTTCATAGTTTTCATTTTCAATGCCTCCATTATTTCTGGAATAGCAACTTGTGAAAGTCTATCTGCTTTTTCTTTTGTTAATTTTAATTTATCCTCTTGCACTTTTATATCGTCTTCAAGTTTTTGTAACTCTAAAACTAAAGTCGATAAATTTTCTACACCTTTTAAATTGTTAACATCTTGAGGTGCATCTTCTATAAACATTTTTTGTAGATTATCATTCATTTATTTCTCCTCTTTCATATAAGTTTATTTTTATTGGATAGTATTTTCTTTCTTGTTTGTCCCATTTAAGAACATTATATTTACCGTTTGTAATATCAGAGGCAATAGAACATGCAACACCTATAATGGCAGGATCACCAGTAAGCAGCAAATAGTCTTTAGATCCAAAATCTTTTAACCCTTGTCTTAATTTCATAATTAAAGGTCCTGGTGAAAAAATTATTTGAGACAGCTCTGGCAATAAAAACTTGAATGTACCATATTGTGATGCACCCATAATATTTATTTTTGGTCTACCCTCTCTTGTTCCTGCTATTTCTTGTATGACATAAACTTTAGGCAAAGCTTCACGTTTTATATCACTATAACTTATGCTTTCTGACATTGACAGTAATATAAAGTATATGTTATATAAGTCAATAGAAAGTTAATAAATTAATATATGGATTATAAGTTTAAAACTAAACCTTACGCTCATCAATTAAAGGCGTTAGAAATGTCTTGGGGTAAAGAATGTTTTGCATACTTTATGGAAATGGGTACGGGTAAATCTAAAGTCTTAATTGATAATATGTCAATGCTTTATGATGCTGGTAAAATTAATGGTGCTGTAATTGTAGCTCCTAAAGGAGTTTACAAAAATTGGCATGAAACAGAAATACCCACACATATGGCAGAACATGTCGAATATGTGTCCGTTTTGTGGCAATCCAATGTCAACAAAAAACAAGAAAAAGAACTATCTAAACTATTTAAAACGGGTCATCAACTACACGTATTGATTGTAAATGTAGAAGCATTATCCACTAAAAAAGGTGTAGATTTTGTTGATAAATTTTTACGATGCCATGAAACTATAATGGCTATTGACGAATCAACTACCATAAAAAATCCTCAAGCTAAAAGAACTAAATCTGTTATTAAATTAGGAGAACTAGCTAAATATAAAAGAATATTAACGGGTTCACCGGTAACTAAATCACCTTTAGATTTATACACTCAATGTGAGTTTTTAAATCCTTTTCTATTAAATCATTCTTCTTATTATACTTTTAGAACAAGGTATGCGGTTATGAAATCAGCTAATTTTGGTGGTCGATCTGTACAAATTGTAGTTGGCTATAAAAACATACCAGAGTTATCCGATAAGTTAAAAAACTTTTCTTATAGGGTTTTAAAAGATGATTGTTTAGATTTACCTAATAAAACATTTATGAAACGTGTTATACAACTTTCAAGTGAACAAGAAAAAGTATACAGTCAAATGAAAAAGATGGCTTTAGCTGTTTTAAATAATAAAATGATAACAACGGCTACAACTATGACACAACTTATGCGTTTGCAACAAATTACTTGTGGTCATTTTAAAGCTGATGATGGTAGTGTTCAAGAAATAAAAAATAATCGTATTGATGAACTGATGGATGTATTAGATGAGATACACGGCAAAGTCGTAATATGGGCACATTGGAGGAACGATATAGCAACAATAGTAAAACACGTAACAAAAGAGTATGGGGATAACTCTATTGTAACTTACTATGGAGATACTAGTGTTGAAGATAGACAAAAAGCAATTAAGTTAATTCAAGATCCTGAAAGTCCTGTAAGATTTATTGTAGGCACGCCACAAACAGGCGGTTATGGTATCACATTAAGTGAAGCCAGCACAATGATATATTATTCTAATGGTTATGATCTTGAAAAAAGACAACAGTCAGAAGCTAGAATAGATCGTATTGGCCAAAGAAGACCTATGACTTACATAGATATTATTGCAGAGGATACTGTTGATGAAAGAATAGTAAAAGCACTTCGTAAAAAAATTAATATAGCCACACAAGTTATGGGTGAAGAATTAAAAGCTTGGATATGAAGCCACCTTTTCATTATAGAATGGTAATACTTATGGTAATTGGAGGTTGTGCTCCTGTGTTAATAACAACAGTGCTAAATCATTATTTTGAGTTTTCAGTAAAACAATCTATGGAATTAACTTTTATACTTTGTATTCCTATTGCAGCGTGGTTAGCTAGTAAAATTAATGAACGTTGGCATGACGATAGAGAAGATTAATATAGGAAAAAGTAGGACTATTACGTAAGCGTTATAATTTTTGCAATAGAACTAAAATAACACCAGCCATACCTGACATAACAGCACCCATAGATACTAAAAGTATTCTTTCAACTCTAGTGATTTGTTGTTCTAACTTATGTATTTTATCATGAGTTTGTTTTTGCATGATCCTGCAAAGTTTTTCATGTGATTCTATTTTTTGCAGTGCGTTATCTTTTGGCATCTTTGATTGTAATCCCCTTAATAAAAAATTGTATTGTTCTATAAACAAAAGTCCAAGCTGTTTTTAAAGTTCGTTTTCTACCCGTTCCAAAAGCAACATAATCTTTAAACTCTTGATAATGATTTTTAGCTTTTCCTTCTTCAATTGCTTTTTGACCGTAGTATCTATAACCTCTTCTTACTGCCTCACCCCACCATGTTCTGTGTAAATTTTTAATACACCAACGTACTGCTTCTCTTTTTGTTTCTGATGTAAATGCTCCTGAGTCAACAGCATGAGTTGCAATAACACAACCACCTCCGCCTGATGAGCCACTACCGTTACCGCCACGATCTGTTGGATCATTTACTGGTGCTGGTGCTGGATCATAGCCTCCAGAATCATATCCTGAATAGTCTGGTTCTGGTGCTGGTGAAGGTGTTGGTGAAGGTTCTGAATCATCAAAATCATAAGCTGGTGTTGGTGCTAAATCTATTTCAACATCTCCCTCGTTATAAATTTGGTCTGCTGGAGTTTGACCTGTAAGTGTAACCTCATCAAATATATTAACATCTCCAGTTGGTGATCCTGTTATTTCACCCGTTTGAAAATCTATTTCTCTACCCTCATCTACAGGATCTACATCGTCCATATCAAAAATATCTTCTTGAGTAAGCTGTGTAAAGTCTGTAATTCCAAGAATATCTTGTAGTCCCATAAGTTGTTGTGAGGTTGAACTAGTATCAGGTATACCACTAGCTCTTCTTTGATTTAATCTACTTTGAACTGTTGCTTGTACTCCTTGACCAAAACCAGATATAGGGTTATATCCCTCCATAACTCCACCTGGTCCATAGGCTTTGTCTATTTCTGATTGTTGTTCTTCATTATATGAATCATATTCTTGTTTTGATTTTGTATCACCCATACCCTCAAAAATTTTACCAGCAAAACCTATTCCTAATGAAATAGGATTAACAAGTGCTGTACCAGCTGCTAATAAATTTCCTTGTAGTGCTTGATAAGCTGGATATCCGTAGTCAGCTATAAATTGAGCAGCTGTTGATGCACCAGATTTAACATTTTCAAAAGCGTTTTTTGCGGCTGTAGAAACACCACTTATTGCAGTATCTAATAAACTTGGTTCTTTCGTTATTTGATTTATTTCTGTTACTGCGTCTGGTGCTAAATTAGTAGAAACTTCAGTTGTGGGATTATACAAACCTCCTAAATCTGTTATAGCTTGGTTTATTGCTTGTTGTTGTTCTAATGTTTCTTCAGGGGTGTATTCATAGTTTGTAATACCATCTCCTAATCCTCCCTGATCCAAATCTCCTCCAATCATTGATGTATCAGTTTCTATAACAGGAGTTGTTGTAGATGTTACCAAGTCCCCTGTCGCCTGATCCTGAACTCCTGTTTCTACTACAGGTGTTGTTACAGCAGGTG